ATTTTATAATGTAAGTGAGTGCCTTAGCCTTTGGTATAGTATGGCTCACACGATTGATCATACTTACGATGAGTGTCTTGATTTAACGGTATCGAAGATTATGGAGATTTATGGTTGCACCGAAACAGAAGCATTGGAAGCCATGAACTATGTGAGAAATTTTATTGAGGATAAACAATGAGTCTTGATGTTGATTTGATGGTTACACAACCATGCTCTGTTTACAACGCAAACATTACGCACAATCTTAATACGATGGCCATGGCTGTAAAGGTAAAGATGGAACTTACTCTCTATGATGTTCTTTGGAGACCAGATGAGCATGGGTTCACTCATGCTCGAGATATCGAGCATTTTCTTGATATTGGTTGGAATATTCTTTTATCAGATCCAGAGAAGTTTCAGAAATTTAATCCAGAAAATGGTTGGGGTGACTATGAAGGACTTTGTAATTTTGTTTACAAGTATCGTAACGCATGCTGGGATAATCCAGATGCAGAATTGAGGATATCAAGATGAACGGATTAAGTATGGATTTTGAAACGGCAGATCGTATCACACGATTGACACTAACTGAGCACAGAGATCTTTTACAATATCAGTTGGATGAATACTACGCAACACAGGATAGCGAAAATCCAAAGTGGTTACATCCAGAGGATGTTGATAAGAATTATCTCATGATCAAAAAGATGAATTACATCCTAGAATATTATGGTGGAGAATTATATGGCGAACGTAAAGCAAGGAAATATAAAGAGAGCACCTCAATGGTGGAAGCATCTGAGAGACTGGAAGCGTATTTTCTGGAAGTCGGAAAGAAAGGCGCAGAAGAAAGCCATTCAGAATGATTCAAGTAACTAAGGATGCCTTACCACTACCTTTAATGAGACAGTGTTTGGATGAATCACAAAAACAGTTTCTTGAATCTAATCTAAGAACTAACTGCGGTTGGGGTCAGGGATTGGTGCAGGAAAGTACACCTGTATTCATTTATGATATTCCTGATGGATCACTGAAGGAACAGATTCTACAATTCGTTAATCCTGTTCCACAGTACACTCAATCCAATGTAATGTTTCATTATTGGACTAGAGGTTCTTATATCCCATGGCACACAGACGAAGGTTATGTTGCAGGTGCTACGATTTATCTAAATGATGTATGGGGTCGAGATGATGGTGGATTATTTCTTTATCGTGAAGATGCACAGATTAAAGGATTGATTCCAGAATTCAATATGATGGTTATACAAACTGGTGGAATAGATCACTGTGTAACTCCAATCATTCGAGTCGGTGCAATTCGTGCATCTATCCAAATTTTCTTAAAATAGTTCTTGTCTTTTATTCGGATCTGCGGTATAATATAGGTATGAAAGAACATATTGTAAATAAAGAAAACATATTTGTAATGGGCTGGTACATTGATCCAACCCTTTGCGATATGCTAATCGAATATTACAATTCGAACCCACATAAGTGGGAAGATGGTGCAGTTAAGATGAATGATATCTCTTCTGTGGATCATTCGATTAAACACTCAATTGACTTGCACCTTAACATTGATGAGATGATGCAAATGCAGTATGTAAATGCATTGCAAGAATGCGTTGCGCTATACAGCGAAAAATGGAAAACTTCTAATATGAATGGTGTTCTGCCAGTAGAAGGTATGAATATACAAAAGTATCCTGCTGGTGGTGGATTTAAAACTTGGCACTTTGAAAGATCCAGAGCAAGTGAACCCAATTGCAATAGACACTTAGTGTTTATGACATATTTGAATGATGTTGTAGAAGGTGGTGGAACAGAATTTGCCCATCAACGTGAAGTACGTGGTGAAACTGCATTAAAAGCAGAAAAGGGTTTAACAGTGATCTGGCCAGCAGACTGGACACATACACATAGGGGTATTGTTGCTCCGAATGAAGAAAAAATTATCGCAACTGGATGGTTGCACTTAACTGAGAAATGAATATGAAAATAGCAATTTGTTCTGATTTACATTTAGAATTCGGTGACCTCATGTTACAAAACACTGAGGGTGCGGAAGTGCTTGTGCTTAGTGGTGACATCATGGTTACTGCTGATCTTGGCAAACCAGATCCACACAACTTCTTAGAAGGTGCTAAGAGTCAGAGATTTATTGACTTCTTTAAGCGTTGCTCATTCCAGTTTCCCCATGTTGTTTATGTTATGGGTAATCATGAGCACTACCATGGTGATTACGCCACTAGTGCAAGCAAAATTCGTACTATGTTAAAAGATCATAGTTTAGACAATGTTCACTTTCTTGAAAAACAAGTTTGGGATCATGGTGACTATCGCTTTGTCGGTGGAACACTCTGGACTGATATGAATGGTGAAGATGAGATGACCATGAATCATGTGTCTCGTCGTATGAATGACTTTCAGATTTGCGAAAACAGTAATCGAATGGTTAACTACAGAGTATTTGATGCTGATGATGCTGATAAAAAGAAAGTTAAATTCAAGACTCGTCCAGCAACTTTGTCTCCACAGGATGCTGTTGAAGACCATAAAGCAATGTTGAATCTGATTGATGAAACATACAAAGTCACTCCTCCATGGATGACAATGGTTGTTGTTGGTCATCATGCTCCAAGCAAAGGTTCTGAGCATCCTCGTTATAAGCATGATCAATTGATGAATGGTGCATACAATTCTAGACTTGAAGATTTTATTCTTGCTCGTCCAGGAATTAAATTGTGGACTCATGGTCATACTCACGAAGACTTTGATTATATGATTGGTAGCACTCGTGTTGTTTGCAATCCTCGTGGTTACATCAACTACGAAGAACGTGCTGATCGATTTGAACTAAAGGTAGTTGAAGTATGATTGCCGAACAGAAATATGTTAGGGATGTTACATTTAACTGTGACAACCTAACATTGTGGGAAGGAATATTTCTCAAGACTATTGTCGAAGCATTTCAAAAAGGTAAAAAAGTCAAAATTGAAACCGATGAAGAATTTGAAGCGAGAATAAAGCATGAGTGATTACAGACCAGACAAGTGGGTGATTGTTAAAATCACCTCTGACAAATATCCACCAATTCATAAGGTGTTTGCCTGTTGGTATGGTGGGTATCTTGGCTCTGATTCTTGGAAACTAAACAGTGGTATTACCAAGGCTACTCTTGAAGGATATGTTTATTCCTTTGAGGGTAGTTCTGGTTCTATCTATGAATGCCATGAAGATTCTTATGGTACAAATTTTTATGGTAGTGGTGTTCTTCAGAATATGATTGATAAGGCTGCATCGATTGGTGCTAATATTGAAATTCTTCCAGAAGAAACAAATTGGTTAGAGATAAATTATGAATAATCATTGGACAATTACACTTGAGGAAGATCCCGCAACAGGAGATCTAATTATGCCATTAACACCTGATATGTTACGTCAGGTTGGATGGGATCTTGGCGATACGCTAATTTGGGAAGATTTACACAACGGCTCATGGTCATTAAAAAAGAAGGAAGATGAAAATGCCAAAATTCACACTGATAGCTGAACACACAGACATATATGGAGAACCAGATGGTACTAAAGTGAACTATGAATTTCATGGTACTTATTTACCAGAAATTCTAGAACATGTTGACCTGTTCCTTAAAGGATGCGGTTTCAATCCATCTGGCACTCTTGACTATGTTCCTGATGAAGAATATTATGGTCAACCATCTGACACAGAAGAACCAACATGGAATGATCATGGTGGTGGATCAACCATGGCAGATTATCCAGAATTGTATGGCGAACAAGATTTAATTAAAACAAAATCTAAACACTACTTTGATACTGAGAGGAATAAATGATGGGAATGCCACTTGATGTCATGATGTTTCAACAAGCATGCGATCAACAACCTTCAGAGAATAATGCAGCATTATACATTAAATTGATTGAAGAAGAATATAAAGAATTTGTTGAAGCATGCAATAATGCTGATGAAGTAGAATCTCTTGATGCATGCATGGATATGATCTGGGTAATTCTGGGATATTGTCATATGAAACAGCATAATGTTGCTGGTGCATGGGATGAAGTGCTTCGTAGCAATATGGCGAAAGTAGATCCGCTTACTGGCAAGGTGCGTCGTCGTGAAGATGGTAAAATTCTTAAACCAGAAGGCTGGAAACCACCTAATTTGACAAAATTTGTGAAAAACCTTGACAATAATTGAAATTTCAGGTATAATTACATTATGATTACACTTTACTTAGACATGGATGGCGTGCTTTGCAACTTTGACAAGGCATATCGCTCACTACGCACGCATGCAGCTGATGGAAAACGATTTCGTGCAGCTGTAATGGAGTATAAAATCTTTGAAGATCTGGAATTTATGCCAGATACCACAGAATTGATGAATTATGTGTCAAAACTTGATGGAATTACCATTGAAATTCTCACTTCAATGGGTACTTTTGATGCAGAACAAGGAAATGCCGCAAGATATCAAAAAATGAGGTGGTTGGACAGCAAAAATATCCCTTATAAAGCCAATTTTGTGCGTTGTAAAGAAGAAAAAGCCAAATTTGCTCATGATCGTGCGATTTTAGTTGATGATTCTATCGGTTGCATCACACCATTCAATGAAAAAGGTGGTCACGGCATTCTTCACACAAAATCTTCTGACACAATTCAACAAATTCATGATACAATTCGTGGAATTCGTGGATTAAGTGCTTTAAAATTTGGTTACGACTCAATGGGTTCTTATGCTTGATATTTTTGCACCGACTTTACAATGGATAAAAGATGATTTTAAGTCTAACAGGATTCGCTTTGCTATTGAGTTGCTTGCTTGGGCTATTAGCATTGGTTGCTCGATCACTATGGCACTCACAGTCCCAAACCCACCTCTTCTGGCTCTCTATCCTGTTTGGATTACTGGTTGTGCCTTGTATGCTTGGGCTGCTTGGACTAGGAAATCTTTTGGCATGCTCGTTAACTATTTACTGTTAGTTGCTATTGATATGCTTGGTTTGATTCGGATGCTCATGTAATGAATCAAATTAAATTATGAATATATTTTATCTTCACGAAGATACCAAAGAATGTGCAAAACAACATCTTGACAAACATGTCGTTAAGATGATTTTAGAGTATGCACAACTTCTTTCTACTGCTCATCGTTTGCTCGATGGATATGAGTATGAAGGTAAGTCTATTTCTGGTCGTAAAGCCATGCGATGGAAATTAGATGATTCTCGTGAAGATAATTTGTATCTCGCATCACATATGAAACATCCATCAGGTATTTGGTGTCGTCAATCACAAGATAATTATTGGTGGTTATATAATCTGTGGCGAGATCTCATGAAAGAATATACATTTCGTTATGGTAAGCATCATGTCGCAGAAAGATTGATTCCATTCTTATCTTTTGCGCCAACTAATATAACAGAAAGTATTGCAACTCCAATGCCACAGTGCATGCCAGAGCAATATAAAGTACCAACTGATTCTATTCAAGCATACCACAACTACTATATTAATGACAAACAACCATTTGCTGTTTGGACAAATAGACCAATTCCAGAGTGGTATGTTTGTGAGTGGAAAAATAGAAACCACAAAGCAGTATATCAAAAACAAAACGATAAAATAAAATTTAGAATGGTTCCTGCATAATGAACTATATCAATTTATTTCCTACTCCATTGTTTGTTGATGAACAACCATTATTAGCAAAAGAAATATTACCAGTCGCTGAAGATTATATAAATTC